GATTGGTTCTACACTGTTCAAGCCGATAAAATCAGCTGTCAATTACGTGGAAACTCTCAACTATTTCAACTCCGCATTCAAGCAAGTAGCTGAGAATGTGGATACGGACGAATGGAATAAAAGTGGTATAAAATCCGCTGAAGCATATGCAGATTCGTTCCAAGAAAGAGCTAAGCAACTTTCGCAGAAACTGACAGGGTTTGAAATTTCAGATACCGGCGAATTGACCAGAACCAATACTGCCAATCTTGGGCTTGACCCGGAAAAAACCATGCAGTATCAGGCAACATTTGCACAGATGGCATCTTCTATGGGAGATACATCGGAAACTGCATTGAAGCTGTCAAATGCCTTGACTATGGTTGGTGCTGACCTTGCTTCTGTGCGAAACATGGACTTCGAGGATGTATGGCAGGATATGGCATCCGGCTTGACTGGTATGAGCCGTGCAATGGACAAGTACGGCATCAATATCCGTAACGCTAATATGCAACAAGAATTATACAATCTGGGAATCGACACCAGCATATCAAAGTTATCTCAGGCAGACAAAACAATCTTAAGAACGATTATTTTGCTGAATAACTCACAGTATGCATGGGGTGATTTGGCTAAAACGATTAACGGGTCAGTAGCGTAGTAAATGCGTAGCTACTGGCAAGTCGCTCAT